CCAATGACTTGGGTTTAGACTTCGTAGAGAGCCTACAGGATAGACCTATTTCTTGGGGTAAGGTAACTAAATGATAACCTACCAACAAGAGTTCCTAAGTATGTCTGAAGATGAGGTTACTCCTTTGGCTGTACTTGAGTGGGAAGAGTCTGGACACCCTTACGCTAGTCTGCATATCGATTGGAATACTTACTTCCTACTAGAGGCTAAGGGTACTCTGAAGTTCTTTACTGCACGTAAGGAAGGCTTACTGATAGGTTATTTTGTAGTGCTGCTATTTACACCTTTGACAAGTAAGGGTGAGATTGTAGCATCTTATGACGCTGTGTACCTACACAAAGACTATCGTAAGTCTACTGTAGGCCGTAAGCTATTTAAGTATGTCGAAGATTGCTTGATTGAGGATGGTATCAGTCGTGTTATCGCTTCGTCTTCAGTTAAGAACCCTATTGGTAAGTTCCTTAATAGGCTTGGGTACGATGAAATAGAAACTAAGTACGAGAAGGTGTTATAACATGGTTGTGGTTTCTGCTGCTATTGCACTAGGCGCGTCTATTATTACCTCAGGGGTTGGCGCAGCCTTAGGTCTTGGTGCTATTTTCTCAGGTACTGTTGGTGCAGCTATACTAGGTTTTGGCGCACAGTTTGCCTTGGGCTTCCTTATGTCTGCCTTGGCCCCTAAGCCTAGCTCACAGACCAGTAATCGTGGGTATGACGTAAACTCCTTCGGTTCAGCCCTTGACCATCAAGTTATCTACGGGGAAGTCAAGACTGGTGGTGCTGTAGTCTATGATAATGCCACAGGTACTAACAATAAATACTTACACAGAATTATTGCCTTTGCAGGACATGAGGTAGATTCCTTTGTAGAGTTTTATGTGGACGATGAGGTAATAACTTTAGATGGTACAGGTAATGTAACTTCACCTACTAGGTACGATGGTAAGCTACGTCTTAAGTTACACTTAGGCGCTAGTGACCAGATTGCAGATGCTGATCTAGTTAGTGAAGTACCTGAGTGGACCTCTAACCATAGACTGCAAGGTATCGCCTACGTCTATGCGCGTTTGGCATTTGATGCTGACGTATTTCCTAATGGTGTTCCTACAATCACGGCTAAGATTAAAGGTAAGAAGGTCTATGACCCTAGAACCTTAACTACTGTCTGGAGTGCAAACCCCGCCTTGTGTCTTAGGGATTACCTAACCTCTAGCACTTATGGTCTTGGGGAGTCTATAGATAACATTGATGATGTAGCATTTACTGTAGCTGCTGATGTATGTGAGAACTTGGATTACCCTACTCTAACTGGTGGTGACAAATTCTCTTGTAATGGTGCTTTCACTACTGCTGTTACCCCTTATGTGTTCCTGAATAACATTATGACGTCTATGGCTGGCACTATAGGGTATAGCCAAGGTAAGTGGAGAGTTAAACCTGCTTACTATACTACACCAGTGTTAGACCTTAATGAAGACGATCTTAGGTCTTCTATCAGCCTGTCCACAAGACATTCCCGTAGGGATAACTTCAACACTGTCAAGGGCACCTTCAAAGGTACTGAGACTAACTGGCAGGTAACAGACTACCCTGAGGTAACTAATGCTTTCTTTGTGTCGGAAGATAATGACCAAGTAAGTGTTATTGACCTTGATCTACCCTTTACATCCTCTAGTGTGGAGGCTCGTAGGGTCGCTAGGATTGCCCTAGAGCGTAACAGGCAGCAACTAACCATCAGTGCATCTTTTGGTTTAAAAGCATTTAACCTCCAAGTTGGGGACATTATAACGCTTTCTAATGTACGTTTTGGTTGGACTACCAAAGAATTTGAGGTTACTTCTTGGACCTTTGGGCTTACGGGTGAGAATGATTTACAAGTTCAAATGACGTTAAGAGAGATTTCCGCTAGTGTGTTTGATGAGGTAGATGATGGTATTGTCTATTCTAGGGATAACACTACACTACTGTCACCCTTTGAAGTACCTTCTGTAGGCTTAACAGCAGAACCTAGACTACAAGTCCTTAAAGAAAAACTCACCAACGTAGTTAAACTTACTGTTACATCAAGTATACCTGAGAGTATTGATTATGTAGAGGTTCAGTTTAAGTTATCAAGTGACGAGGATTGGAATACTTTAGGTACTGGCCTACTAGGTATATTTGAGCTTATAGATGCCCAAGCTGCTTTGTATGACTTTAGGGCTAGGGCTGTCAACACCTTTGGTATCAAGGGTGATTGGGAGTATTTGTTCAACCTAGATGCCGATGTACCTGCGCCTACCATTAGTAATGTTACAGGTATAGCTTATGAGGTTATTGGTGGTAATGCTTTCTTAGATTGGGACCCAGTACCTGACCTAGACTTGTCATTCTATCGTGTAAGACATGCGGTAGAAACTACAGGGGCAACTTGGGCTAACTCTACTACTGCTGTAGATAAAGTACCACGTCCTGCATCTTCTGTAGCATTAGCCTCTAGGTCTGGCACTTACATGATTAGACCTTACGACAAAAACCAACTTAGTTCCTTAGGGTACTCAAGTGTCGTGATCTTGCCTGAGGTGTTGGATACCTTTACTACAACCTTGACACAAACAGAAGACCCTACTTTCTCAGGTACTAAGTCTGGGTGTAGTGTTAATGTTAGTAATTACCTAGAGATTACTGACCCTTCTGTAGCACCTTCTGAAGCTATCTATACCTTCTCTAATTATATTGACACTGGTAGTGTTCGTAGGGTTAAGGCTAGGGTAGATGCTGCTGTCATTCGTGTCAATGAAGCTGGTAATGACTTTGATGGTCTACCGGGGTTGTTTGATAGCCTTACTGGCCTGTTTGATGATCTCTCAGGTGGTCAAGACTTCTCTGATACTAACCTAGAGTTCTATATCTCTACTACAGAGGATGACCCCGCTGGTACACCCACATGGACACCTTACGTTAAGTTTAGGGTGGGTAACTATTACGGTAGGGCTTTCAGGTTCCAAGTGGTACTAAAGAGTTCTTCTGATAATACTACACCTAATATAACTAGCCTAGATGCTATCGTAGAGTACAACTAACATGAAAACCCGAAGGAGTTAATATGTCACAAAATGATTATGTGATTGCAAACCAGACCACACCGTTATTTAGGACAGACTTGAACCTTGCGCTACAGGCCCTAGCGTCTAATTCTTCGGGTTCAACTGCCCCTGTTACTACCTACGCTAATATGATGTGGTATGATACTACAGCCAACATCCTAAAGATGCGTAATGAGGCTGACTCTGCTTGGATTAACTTAGGTACTCTGGATCAGGGGGCCAATACTTTTAGCGTACCTACAGCCACTGACGCCACAAACCTCACTGGTACTAGCACCTCTAATATCCCGACAGCAGCACTAGCAACAGGTACTGCCGACACAACTTCCTATCTTAGGGGTGATAGGACTTGGCAGGTAGTAAGTACGACACCAACGACAGAACAAGTTTTGGCTGCTACCGCTGGCGCTACTGCCGGGGCCGTTGGGACGTATGCCTTTATGGAAAGAACGGGAAACACTGCGGCGATAGACTTTGGGGGAACTATTGCTGGGTCGAATATAAGATATGCAGGCGTAGACAGAACAAGCTCTCAAGCAATGGACATAAGCTCAAGTTCGACAGTTCCTAGCGGGACATGGATGTGTATGGGTTATATAGTGTTTATTGGAGACTCGTCATCCGAGCGGGCTACGATATTTCTGAGGATAGCATAATGGAATTTAGAAACCCCACACATAACGTTTTTGGCACTATTGACTGTGAGATTAACCATCCGCAATATGGTTGGATTCCTCACACAATCTCTGCTGATGAAAACCCCGACCTACAAGCTAGGGCAGTTAAGGCTAACCCTATTCCTTATGTAGCCCCTCCTGCACCAACTCAAGAACAAACCTTGACCTTAGAACGCCTAACCATGACCTGCACCCCTATGCAAGGTATCCTAGCCCTTGGGGAAACACAATGGAACGCTATCCTATCCTATCGTGATACCCAAGCTACTTGGGCAGAGAAGGTTATCGTAGATGGCGCTCAGACTTGGGTACGTAACTCTCAGAACATTGCCTTCTTTCAGTACCTCTTAGGGCTAACGGATACTCAAGTGGATGATCTGTTTCGTCTAGCAGCAACCCTAGAGGCTTAACCATGGCAGGTAATGGATTAGGACCAAAGTGGCTACCCAAGAAATTTAGAGTGTGGATTACTGATCTAGGTAAGATATTCTTTAAGGAAGCTGCTTGGGAAATCCATGACACAAGCTATGCGAGAGGCAACCCTGCTCGTAGTGAGTGCGACAGAGGCTTCCTAAGGGCTATGCTCAAGGACGCTAGTGAGACTACCTCTACAGGTAAGATACTAGCTTGTTGCCTCTTAGCGTGGTTCCTGTGGGCTTTGGTAAGGCTACTAGGGTGGATGACCTACAACAACTATAAAGGAATACTATAATGGCTTTCAATCTATCCCTTAGGAGCAGACAGAGGCTCTCAGGTGTAAACCCTAAGCTGGTTGAGGTAGTCAAGCGGGCTATTGAGATTAGTGAAGCTGACTTCTTTGTAGGAGAGGGTATCCGTAGTCTGGAACGTCAGCGTAAGCTGGTAGCCCAAGGTGCCTCTCGGACTATGAACTCTAAGCACCTTACAGGTGACGCTGTGGACCTACACCCATTCCCTTACAAGGGGGATCACGATGGTGACGGTGTACCTAATAGTGATGACTTTGATGCTTATAAGCCTATTGTAGATGCTATGCGTATTGCTGCTGAAGAGCTTGGTGTACAGCTTACTCATGGGTATGATTGGGGTTGGGATGCACCTCACCACGAGATTAAGTCCAAGGGGAAGAAATGATTATGAGTGAGGAGCCTTGGCACTTGAGTAAGAGCGTACCTATTAGTTTCATCCTAGCTATCTTTCTACAGACCTTAGCACTTATCTGGTTTGTAGCAACACTTAGGAATGATGTAGACAATAACAGTTCTAATATCCTTAGGTCAGAGATTAAGGTAGAGGGCCTTAGTGACATAGTTCACAACCAATCTATCATGTTGGCTAGGATAGACGAGAACCTAAAGGTCATCAGAGATGCTATCGAAAAGAAATAAGACCTACAAACGAGAGGTAGCCTTATTCTTACTGATCTTCTTTTGCTATGTAGTTTATGTAGGTAACATTGGTATGGTAGAAGTT